TTACCTGATGATTTTTTACGAAGTGAAACACCATTTTTTCATTATGAAGTTGCTGATGCAATTGATGATAAAGAAAACAAACAAACTGCCATTATTATTCCTAGAGGTCATGGTAAGACCGTATTAACTAAAGCATCTATGTTAAAAGATTTTGTCTTTTGTAAAGATGATTTCTTATTCTATGCTTGGGTATCTGCTACACAAAAACTTAGTGTAGGTAATATGGATTACATTAGACACCACCTTGAATTTAATGATAGATTAAAATACTATTTTGGAAATTTAAAAGGAAAAAAATGGACAGAGGAAGATATAGAGTTAAGTAATGGATGTAAACTTATTAGTAAAAGCAATGTCGCAGGAATCAGAGGTGGAGCAAAACTACACAAAAGATACGACCTCATCGTACTTGATGACTTCGAGCATGAAGCAAACACAATTACGCAGGAAGCAAGAGATAAGAATGCTAATCTTGTTACTGCTGTTATCTATCCCGCTATTGAGCCTCACACTGGTCGTCTTCGTGTTAATGGCACTCCTGTACATTATGATTCATTTATTAACAATCTTCTTAATAGTTATGCGAAAGCTCAAAAAGAAAACAAAGAGTTTGCTTGGAAAGTTATTACATACAAAGCATTATTAGATAATGAAACACCATTGTGGGCATCTTTCTTTACTAGAAAAAAACTAGAAGAAAAGAAAAAGTTTTATGCAGATAGTGGTATGCCACAAAAGTTCTATCAAGAATATATGATGGAAGTACAATCTGAAGAAGATGCTATATGGAAAAGAGACCATATTAGATATTGGAATGGATACTTTAAAAATGAAGATGGTGTTAATTATATTGTAAAAGATGGAGAAGATATACCAGTTAATACATTTATTGGATGCGACCCTGCTACAGATATTGATACTAAACATGCTGACTATAGTGTTATAACTGTTATTGCGATTGATGCGAATAATGAATTATATGTATTAGAATATGAAAGACATCGTAGTATTCCTACTATAGGTTCTAAGAATCCTGAGACTGGAGAGATAATAGGAAAGAAAGGTGTAGTAGATATTATTATAGAATTACATCAAAAATACAATTGTACATCATCTACAGTTGAAGATGTAGCTATGAATCGTAGTATATTTCAAGCAATGAATGACGAAAGAAGAAGACTAAACAAGTACGATATATCTGTAATACCACAAAAACCAGGCGGTACACAGAAACGAAATCGTATTTATTCTGGGCTTTCTGCACGTTTTAGTACAGGAACTGTCCATTTGCGTAAAAATATGTTTGATTTAATTAACGAAATCCTTACTTTCGGTCCTAAAATGGCTCATGATGACACTATTGAATCACTTTATTACGCACAAATACACGCATTTCCGCCAAGTATGAAAAAAAGTAAAGATAAAAAATCATGGTTTAAGCCTAAAAGAAAAGCTAAAAGTTGGTTAGTATCGTAAGGAGTATGTATGCCTAAATTTGGTAAAAGGTCAAAAGAACGATTAAGAGGAGTAGACACTAGACTTGTTAATGTCCTAAATGAACTTATTAAGATTATGGATGTTACAATTATTGAAGGATTACGGAGCAAGCAACGACAGGAAATATTACTAAAAGAAGGCAAAACGAAAACTAAGTTTAGCAAACATATTGAAGGAAAAGCTGTAGACCTCGCTCCGTATCCTATAGATTGGGAAGATAGAGATAGATTTCATTATATGGGTGGAATGATTCGAGGTATTGCAAAACAATTAAATGTTAATGTTCGTTGGGGCGGCGATTGGGATAGTGATGGCGAAACAAAAGATAATCGCTTCGATGATTTAGTCCATGTGGAGATTAAAGATTAATGGCAAGAGTAACAAAAAAATCTAAAGCACAAATAAATAAACAGATATGGGATAAAGTAAATAGTTCTCATAGACAACAATGGCAAACTACTAGTCAAAAAGGATATGACTTTTATCTTAATGAACAACTTACAAAAGAAGAAGTTACATTATTAGAAGAGTCTGGAATGCCAACATTTACTATAAATAGGATAACACCTATTATAGAAATAATGAAATACTTTACTACTGCTAATGACCCTAAGTGGAAAGCGGTAGGAGCAACAGGAGATGATACAGACATTGCACAAGTTCATGCTGATATAGCAGATTATTGTTGGTATCTATCAAATGGTAAGTCATTATATAGTCAAGTAATACTAGATTCACTTACTAAGGGATTAGGATACTTTCTTGTAGATATTGATAAAGATGCTGATAGAGGATTAGGAGAAGTTTGTTTTAAAAGACTTGACCCTTATGATGTATATGTAGACCCTGCTAGTAGAGACTTTTTATTTAGAGATGCTACGTTTTTACAGATAAGAAAGAATATATCTAGGTCTAGACTAATTAATATGTTACCACAATTTGAAGCAAAGATTAAAAAAGTTTCAAAAGGTTCAGATGTTGTTTCGTATTCACAAAGAGATGCAGACTTTACAGATAGTATACAACCTGAAGATTTGACATATGGTGTTAATATGGATGCTGAAGATGATGACATTATACCATACTATGAAACATATAGTAAGAAAAAATTTAAATATAGAAATGTTTACATAAAGATTGAACCATCTGAATCTCAACTCATTATGTTGAAAGAACAAGTTCAAGAACAATTAGAAACATATAAACAAGAGATAGAAGTTCAAGTAATAGAAAAACAAATGCAGATTGAACAACAAGTTCAAGAAGGTGAAATTATTCCAGAGAGAGCAAAGTTAATGATTGAAAACTCTCAAAAAATGGCTGCTCAAGGTATTAGAGAAAGAGAGATGGAATTAATATCACAAGCAAGAGATGAAGCTACTATTATTAAAGAACAAATAATGAGTGAAGCATCATATAAAAAGTTTGAATCAGATAAAAACTTTTCTAAAAATATTGTTGATTCTATAGAATTTTATGAAAATAGGATTGTAAAAATAGTTAGTGTAGGAGATGATACATTCTTATATGAATCTATTATTCCTATATCTGAATATCCTATTGTACCTATTCCATATATGTATACTGGAACTCCATATCCAATGAGTGCAGTAACTCCTCTTATAGGTAAACAACAAGAAATAAATAAAGCACATCAGATAATGCTTCACAATGCAAACTTATCTTCTAATCTTAGATGGATGTATGAAGAAGGTTCGGTCCCAGAAGATGAATGGGAAAAGTATTCTTCAGCGCCTGGAGCATTGTTAAAATATAGAAGTGGATTCTCTCCACCTACTCCAATACAACCAGCTCCAATCAATAATGCATTCTTTACAGTTGTGCAACAAGGTAAATCAGATGCAGAATATATTAGTGGTGTACCTAGCGCAATGATGGGATTTTCTCAAGACCAAGCAGAAACATATAGAGGATTACTAGCAAATGATGAATTTGGTACTCGTAGGTTAAAAGCATGGATGAATAGTATTGTAGAACCTTCACTTGAACATTTAGGTAGAGTGTTTAAAATGATGGCGCAACAACATTATACTATTGAAAAAGTATTTAGAATTGTACAACCACTAGCAGGTAAAGACGAAGAAAGAGAAGTTCGTATTAATGTTAATCTATATAATGATTATGGTAAAGCTATTGGTAAGTATAAAGATTATGCATCTGCAAGATTTGATGTTAGAATAATTGCAGGCGCAACACTACCACTAAATAGATGGGCACTACTAGAAGAATATTTTAGATGGTATCAATCTGGATTAATTGATGATATTGCAATGTTAGCAGAAACAGACATAAGAAATAAAGATAAGATTATTGAAAGAAAGTCAATGTTATCTCAAATGCAAGGTCAATTAGAATCTATACAAAGTTTAATAAAAGAAAAAGATGGAACAATAGAAACACTACAACGTCAATTAGTACAAGCAGGTATTAAAATGAAAGTAGGTGATGCATCAAATGAAATACGAAAAGATGTTCTTGAAACTGAAGCACAACAAAAACTTCTAAGAGGAATGTTAAAAGTTGAGTTTCAGAAAATGAGAGACCAAATGAAAAACGACATGGAATCAACAAAAGAAGATGTAACTAAAATAGAGCAATCTTAGCAGTTGCATTTTAGATTTTATAGTTGCTAAATTAAAATAACCTTAAAATAGGAGATAGTATGTCAGAACAAGTAGGTAACGCTCAAGGAGCCCCCGAAAGTACAAGCGTACAAGATGCAGTTATGAACGGGTCAGGTGATTTCTTTGAAACACTAGATAGGCAAGTTAATGGCGGCATATTAGACGAACCAAAACAATCAACCTCGGTATCAAGCGGTAACACGCAGTCGAGCCCCAATGTAGACGTTCAAGCAGAAAATCAACAAGACGTTGATGTTTTGCAAAAAAGGTATAGCGATTCTAGTAGAGAAGCTAAAAGGCTAAATGGTAAACTAAAGGAACTAGAGCCTTACATGCCAATATTAGATGCTATGCGAGAAGACCCTAATTTAATTTCTCATGTTAGAAATTATTTTGAGGGTGGAGGTCAGGCCCCACAATCAATGAATCAACAACTGAATCTTGGAGAAGATTTTGTTTTCGATGCTGAAGAAGCATTTGCTCAACCTGATTCTGATTCTGCAAAAGTAATGGGTGCTACAATCGATGGTATTGTACAGCGTCGTCTTAACAATGTTCTAAAAAATCAACAAGCTGAAAATGCAAAAATGGCTCGTGAAGCTCAATTCAAAGAAAAAATGAATATGAGTGATGAACAATGGAAAGAGTTTACTGAGTTTGCAAAAAGTAAGTCTTTAGAACTTGAAGACATTTACTATCTAATGAATCGTAAAAACAGAGATGCAGAGATAGCCGATACAACTAGACAACAAATTCAAGACAAAATGAAGGCAGTTCAAGGGCAACCATCTACTTTGGCAACACAAGGTAGTGTAGCAGTTGAAAAGTCTCAGGATGATTCAGTCTTTGATACCATTTTGGGTTCTGGCAATGAACTAGAAAAGGCTTTCAGTATATAAATTATATTGACAGCCATTAACTCAAAATGAAAGAGGTGTTAATATGGCTGATGTATTCGGCATGGAGACATATTCTGACGTACAAAGTTGGAATGATGGAACTTCAAAAGACACTGGTGATTTAAGACGTAAATACAATTTTGGGGATAGGGTTTCTGAACTAGCAATAGCACAAGACCCATTTTTCCGATTCGTCTCACAAGTCGCCAAAAAACCTACGGATGACCCAGAGTTCAAATTTACAGAACAAAGACATTCGTATCACAAGAGATACGCATATGTATCTAATCATGGAACATCTGCTCCTGCTAGTATAGCTGGAACTGATGCAACTGTAACTCATGGAAATGTAGACGCTGGTGATATTTATTATTTTTGTATGATTGGCGATTATAAATCTGCTGGTAATATTCAAACAATATATGGACAAACTGGTTCTGATGTTTTACCAGGTCAAAGTGGTTCTCAACCTTCATTTTTTCTACCAAATTCTATTGTAAGGATTCCTTACATTACAAGTGGATTTAATGGAAGTGAGACTGCATCTGACTGGACTGATGCTAGTGGAGATGTTACTCAACCTGATGATTATTTAATTGTAAAAATATTGTCAGTTGATTTAAGCAGTGTTTCCAATGCAGCTATTTTAAAAACAGAAGTTGTAAGTAAAGGTTCTGCATCAGCAGACTTTGAACTATCTTCATACATAGCATATAATAATGCAATCGATTCTGTAGATATTTCTTCAAAATCAATTGCTAATTATCTTGAAAAGAAAAGATGTTATGTAGTAGGTTCAGCTCATGCTCAAGGTTCTGGATACCCAGAGTCTTGGAAAGACCAACCTTTCTCAACTGCTTTTGGTTTAACTCAAATCTTCAAAACTGCAATGGCAATGGATAATACTACAAGAGCAACTGTTCTTAAGTATGAACCAAATGAATTTGCAAGAATTTGGAGAACAAAGTTAATCGAGCATAAGTTCGATATTGAACAAGCATTACTATTTGGTTCTCAAGGAACTGATAGTTCTGGAGCTCA